CTTCAACTTTAAAAGTATGTGTGCCAGCTGTTAATAGCTTATAGTTAAAAGTAGTTGACTTTATATTATCTTCAATTACTACGTCATTATGATATATTTTATACCCTACTGCAAAAGCAACCGAAGCCCATGAAATGACTGTATTTGTAGACAACAAGTTAATACTTAAATCTGTAGGTTGAGCAACTTTTGTTAAAAGGCCTTGAAAAGTATGTAATATAACCTTATCGTTCACTTTTATTTCATATGTTTTACCTCTTGTTAATTGGTTTTTTATTTCATAATTGTTTGTAGATGTTGTTCCTATTTTTCTACCATTTAAATAAATAATATTAGTTAATTTATTTCCATTAAACGATACAACTATCACCTCTTCAACAGTTCCATCATCTTTTTGAATCAAAACCTCTTCTACTTGAACATTTGTTGTATTATCAATTAATACTATTGGTTCTACATCAATAATTGCATTGTCACTATAAACATCAGGGTTATATTCGATTGCTGTTATTTTTCTTTTTAAATCACTAGCCCTTGCAATTGATGTCACTCTATAAAGATTTGTTGCTTCTGCATCAAGTCTACCAAGAGCATATACATCAAATTTATTAATTTCCCGCGGGAAATTTCCAATTTCTATCGTATCTGTTACAGTGTTCATATTAACCGAAGGAATATTTATGGTTATGATTTCATCGTCTGAACATCTAATTTGAATTTCATAATCTTCATTGTCTAATAGCTCAACTTCTTGGTCTAGTATCAAGTTCCCTTCAAAAACTCCTAAGATTCTTCCATCCGCCAAAGTATTTGTCATATACTTAACCCCTACTTTTATTACATCACCAACATTACAAGCAATTGCATCCACAAAGGCTGTAAACGATACTGTTTCACTTATGTACCTATTTTTATTTAATAAAAATTTTGCATAAGATGCTGCCATTGCTCTTTTTGTGCAACCATATAAATTGATTGAAGATTTAATTTCCATAGTTTTTGAATCAAAATCATGTGATTGCACTTGAACTGTTTTTGCTTTATAGCTATCTGTTTCATCATAGTATGTAACTTCAATAGTGTTACTTCTTTCGTTGTATGGAATATATGAGATTGAAAATGAACTATCAATAATATTTCCACCTGTAAATAAAAACCCTTGAGTTGGAATATCAACTACTTTTTCAACTATTGGAGTAAATACACTTCCAAACTGCAATACAATTCCACGACCTAAAACAGAAACCATATTTAGAGCTGATTGAAGCTCTTGTTGTGAATCTAAATATAAACCAACAGTTAAATTTTTAGCAGTACAATGATCTGCCCACTGTTGGAATCTTGTTAAATCAATATCACTATCAGGAATTCCTTCACGTTTTAATAAATCATAGCAAGCCCAAGCTGGATTTGATTTTGGTTTCACATTTCCTGTATTATTTACTAAACAAGTAACAGTTGGAAAGCTTCCATTTAGCTGGTCCGTAGCCATTGCATTAATACTTAATAGTGCAACACCTGGATAAGCAAAGTCATCATAAACGATTTCATTTATATAGTCTAATACTAAACTATTAGCTACTCTTGTATTTGTATCAAAAGCTGTAATTCTTTTGATTTTTACATCATAATCAGATGCAGCCAGGTTTTTAAAAGTATAAGATAGCCTCTTGCTTGTTTTATAAGTAGTTGAAATAGTTTTACTCTGTGTGCTCCATGCTAAATCGCTACATTTTTTATAAGATATTTCAAAAGTAATTGTTTTTGATGTGTAAGAACCATTGTCTTCTATTACAAATAGGCCCGTAGGTAATAGCATAACAATTTCAAGTTCATTTACTCCATTCGAAGTTGTTGTATATGTTGTTTCATAGTTTAATTCATTTAGGGCACGATTTAAAGATATGGTTATTGCTGTATCTCTAAAGTTTCCTATTGCTGTTTGATTTATTGTTCCTAATGTTTGGTAAGATGCAATATCGTTAAAATTTCCTATTGCTTGGCCATTAATTTCAATATCACTTATACTATTCACAGCTCCATCGTTTACAGCCATTAAGATATTTAGATGCTGCTTATCATCTTCTAAAGATAAATAGCTAGAAATTATAGGAGGTGTTACTCTTGCTGTTCCTAATAAGATAGGTAAAGTAGCTCCTATTTCTCTAGCATTTGAACCGCCACTATAAGCATAAGTGGGAGAAACTTCATTTAGGACAGTCGATGTTCCAACGCTAGAAGTTGGTGCTGGTAAAAGTGAATTTATTAGCATCCCTCCCCCAACAATCACGGCCGCTTGTAATCCTCCGAATATTAAAGCTCCACTCATTCCACCATAAACACCAGCCCCAACCAGCCCAGCTGTTGCCCCCATCATTGCGCCAGCCGCCCAAGGTGCAGCAACTGCAAGAGCTACTGTTGCAACGAGTCTGATAATACTTTTACCACCACCGCCACTACCTGCAGGGATTGGAACGATTGCTAAAAAGTCATTTTCTTTTAATTTATATTCATATTTTTCTGTAATATTTCCATTTAAAGATACAACAAATTCTATATCTTGGCTATATGGAATTAAACACTCGTAAATAAAACAATTATTTACAGTTTTAACTATTTTTTCATTTGGATTAAAAGGATTTAGAATAGTTGTTAATGTTGCCATGTGTAAAATCCTCTTATTTGGTTTTTAATTTTTTCATCATCAATATTTGTAAGATATGAACTCATATTTTCTCTTGTATCAATAAATCTTTTATCATCAATCATCACTGCAAAATGAGTTACCAAGTTTGGATGTTCAGCATTTACAGCCATTGCAACTACTGCATTTTTAAATGGAGTTGTTGAAATCCAGTTTTTTGAAATCTCATTTAGATAATTTGCAAAAGTTCGCCTTGGCTGTTCTGCTGTAATTACAGTTTCAGGAATTTCTATATTTAGAACTTCTTTGTAATAAAGCTTTACTAAACCGTAACAATCACAGCCACTAAAAGTTCTACCTTTAGACACAAAAGGAATACCAATAAATCTACTTATCATATTGAAACTCCTTGATTTCCAATAGCTGGAAAACCGCCATATCTTTTAGAATTTAATAGTTGTCTGCATCTTGAAAGTGATTTATCACAGGTAGATACACTTCCTGCATACCCACAAAGAGTAGATTTAAATTTGAATCTACAAGAGTTTGGAAACATTCTAGTTTGTGGAGTTCTAGCACGGAATAAATCCCTGGCACTAACTGTAAAACTAACCTCAAGATGATTCAAACTTGAAGTTGTAAGTATTAAATTTGTGTTATAAACGGGTGTTGTATTAACTAAATCTTTACTATTTACGATATATAAAACTACTCGTATGGGTTCAAAACCATTTGTTTTTACATAAGCATCATATTGTCTTATGTATTGACCGATAATATTTTTTACATTTCCAACTTTTATTTGGAACTGGCTAGTTTCTGCATTCGCAGTTTGTGAAATTTCATCCAACTCAAAAGGAAATTTAAGCCAAGTAAATCCTTTCCAAGATACATCATCATTATTATTTACAATTCTTAGAGTCTCAGAAACAGATGGAATACTTATTTCTAACATTACCAGCCAAACGCTGTTGCTATTTAGTTTGTTTTTTTCTGTTTTTGTAATATTAGATAACATTTTCAAACCTCTTGAAGTACAATAGAAGTACTTCTATAAAGTGGTGATTCCCATTTGATTTTTAAATTCTCACCTTTATATGCAACTTCATAAACGATTAGAGTTAAGGGATGAACAAAAGAAAAACTCAACCCTTTATTTGCTTTTAAAAAAGTTCTTATTTCCTCGGCTTGAGATACTTTTAATGAAGCAAAAGTCATATAAAATACTTGTAAATCTCTTATAGATTTTGCAGTTGATTGCTCATATCCACCACTATAGCTAACAGAATTTAAAGGCATCAAATAATCCTCTTCAAAAGAGTTTGGTGCAATTTGTGGGAAAATAGCCATCATCTACCACCTTTAATTAAATCTCTAAATTTCATAGTATTTCTACTATATGCATCCATTACGATTGAAATAACTTCTGTTTTTCGACTATCACTATCTGTTTTTGTCATTTGACTAATTTGACTAGCATCTATTGCTTGACCTGTTTTATTCTCAATATTTAAAACTATATTAGTTCCACCATTTCCACCTTTCATAGTAACAGGTATTGTTCTTCCATCAGGAAGTGGAACATAAGCTTCATTCATTCTACCCTCACCAAAAAGTGCAAGTTGGGGAGTGTTTGCAATACCACCATTTGAATATGCTTTTAAAGGAAGTGAACCAGAAGCTGACATGATCCCACCAGTTGCAAAAGCAAAACCTGAAAGCATTGAGCCCCAATTCATAGTACTAGCAGCTTGAGCTAAAGGTTTAGTGATATTCATTTGCACTGTCATGCGAATAAAGTCTTCAGCAATAGAATTTAAAAAATCACTAAAAGAAGCTTTTCCAGTTTTTATAAAATCAACTAAAAAATCTTCCATTCCAAAAAGAGCATTTTTAAATAGATTATTCATTTGTTTAAAATTATTACCTGCTTCCTCAACGTAATCTCTAAAGGCTTCATTTATTCCATCTAAACCAGTTTTTTCAATATCTGCTCTATTTTTTTTAATTTGTTCAAGTTCAGATGTGTACCAAATATCTAGTTTATTCTTATCATCAACATATAAAGAATATTCTTCTTTTTGCTTATCAAGTTCATATATTTGATATTGAGTTTGTGATTTTAAACTTCTGTTATAATCATCATTAAAATTTTCAGAAGCTCTCTTTTTATCTTCTAAAAAGTCTTCGTAGGCTTTTACGTGGGTATCAAACTGAGCAACGGATGAACTTGTTTCAATAGATTCGTTAACATTGTTTTTCTTACTAGCTCCCCCGCCATTCCCTCCCCCAAATTGAAAAGCTCCATCATCAGCACCAACAACATCTGGTTTAATTGATTTTATTAATTTGTCTGTTTCATTTTTTATTTGATTGTAATTATTAACAAGATTTGCGTTAAAAGAATCAGCAATTCCAGTTGAATTCATTCCATTTTTCCATGCACTTGAAATATCTGTTAAATCTTCAGATATCGAGTTTTTTATTTTTTCTCTAGCTTCAGAAAAATCATTAAATTTAAATTCAATTGCTTTCCCACCGAAGCTAGTAGTTAGAAAGTTGTATCCTTCAATCACACCATTTAGTGCATTATTCAAAGTCGAAAGTCCTACAAGGATTCCACCAACAACACTTTTAAACGCAATAGAGATAATATTAAACACTACTTTTAGAGATTGAAACCCTTGATACACTATTTCTAAAGCTCCAATTGTTGTTTTAAATCCATCAATAAAACTATTAGTTAAAGCCTCAAACCCACTACCTGTTAACATAAAGCTTTTAGTAAACGATTCTGTAAATGTTTTAATAAAAGCTTTTATAAAAGCGAATAGACCTGCATCCATAAAATCTTTTTTAAATTGAGTCCATTGGTCTTTTAAGTTAGCAACCATACCACCGTAAGTACTCATTTGATTTTTCATAGCATCTTGATATTTACTATTAAAAATAGCTTGAATAGTATTTTGAATTATTTCACTATTATTTTTGATAATTATATGTTTTGCTTTACCGCTAGAATCTGTCCAATTATAAGCAATCTTATCCCCTTGTTGTGAAGCTTTAATTCCGAACTCTTTTAATCTCTCATTTTCACCAGTCATTGCATCAGCCATTGCTTCAACTGATTGAAGAAGAGGTTTATTCATTGCACTTGCAGCATCACCTAGTGATTTCAAAGAACCATTAGTTGGGTTTAAACCATAAACTCTCATTTGTACAAACGCCTCTGTTACTTGATCTAATTCATAAGGCGTTTGTTTTGCAAAAACACCAATCCATTTTAAGGACTCTTTCGCTTTTTGTGAACTTCCTTCAATTGTTTCAAGGGTAGCTCCATATTTCTCAAAATCTGAAGCTGTAGTTGTAAAATCTTTTGCAGCAAAAACTATTGCATCAAACCCTTGTTTAATCGTATATGCAATAGCTCCGATGCCGGCAAGGTTTTTTATGTTTTGACCAAAAGATTTTGTTGATTCAGAGCTTTTATTTATAACAGTAGAAAGCTTCCCAAACTCTTTTTGAGCAATAATAAGTTCACCAGTATTTGCATCTACTTTTAATCTTATTCTTAAATCTTTATTCATTCCGACCTCTTAATATTATCTATCCAAATCTTACCCATATGTAAAACTACAGGCGTCCAAAACTTCACATCCAACCCATTCCACTTTAAAAAATCTTTTACAGCTTCATATTTTTTACCAACTGGACCTGCAAATCCATATTCAAAAGGAGCTTGCAAAAAAACATTTATCACTTTTGAATGTTCTTCATTATCTATAATCACAATATTTGATAATGGATTTTCTAACAACTCTTGTTTGTCTTCATCTTCAATAAATAGCTCGCCAACACCTTTTGCGTTCTGCTCAGACCAAAGATAGAGTTTTTCTATCTTTTCTTTTTCTGCTTTCCCAATTCGGCATCTAACTCGGCTTTAAAATCAAAGATATTTCCTTCTTTTATTTCTACAATTAAATCATCAATTCTATTACCAACAATATTCTCTTTTAAAATATTCATTGAAAAGTCAAGCTGTCCTTTTACATCATCTTCTTTAATGTCGAAAGTTTGTTCTATTTGATTTGTTGTTGTAGATAAATAAATAAAAGTTTCTACCTTTCCATCTTCAAACTCATATTCAAACTCAACTTTCGCTCTATGTTTTTTAAATCTCATTTTTTACTCCTAAGACCATTTTATTTTAAATTGATTTTCACCACTTGCATCACCTTGTAAGTCAAAAGTTCTGTCGTAACCAACTGTTCCGTCGTTATCGTTTTCTTCCATGTCCGAAGTCATGGTCTGTGTTGCCGTTATTGTTACTGTTTTCCCAGCTCCTGAACCTAATACGATAATAATTTCTTTAACAGTAGCCGCGGTTAAATCTGTCCAAGCGGTTAAATCACCTTTAGTTTTTATTCCTGAAAGTTTGATTTTTGGAGCAAAATCTTTTCTTACAAATTCACTCATTGCGGTTGCGTAATCTAACTTTGTTTCATTGTTTAAGGTGAACTCAAATTTTGTTATATTCAACACTGAACCTGCTAATGTAATTGCTGTAATTTTTGAAACAATCATTAGTGTATTTGTGTCTAAAGTAACAGTTGGATTAGCTTCAATTATTGGTTCAGGTGATGTAAATCCCTGTACTGTAAAAGTAACTTTTGCAGCCTCACCAACCGTTCCTTCTATTTTCATATCTGCAATTGCACCTGTAATACTTCTCTTTTCACCGTCTTGATATACTACACAAGTTGATGTACTAATATCTGCATGATTTGGTGCGTATGTAATATCAGCAGTTCCTTGTGTTTCGTTGAGCCCTGCTGCTTTTAAAAGTTCAGCAATCTTTGGTGCTGTTTTTGGAGCAACACCTGTTTTGTCGCTACCTCTTAATAGAACCTCAATATCAATACTGGTATCTGTTTGGTGAGGGTCAATATATGTCTTTGAGGTTCCAAGTTTTCCCGTTCCTACATCTTTGTAAGATTTTGATTTTATATTGGGTTTTACAAAAGGAGCTTTCGCAGCAGTCACTGCATTTGTAGCAACAGGCGCTCCACCATATTTAAATAAAACAACCGTTTTGTCCGTAATTGATTTTGCCATTTAAAGTCCTATCTTAAATTTATTTCTGCATTTATAAGTAAAATATCAAAATTAAAATCTTTCATGTCTACTTGAGTTTCTTCAATTGAAAATTCATCATCACCATTTTCAATCATGGTAACAATTCCCTCAATCACACTATCATCAATCAAACCCTCTTTTGAAATAACTGCAATGACTGCTATATATTTTGAGATACCTATAAAATTTCTTTTTATAAGTTTTATTTCATAGGCATCTGCATCAAGAGAGATTGAATCTTTTATTTTTTCTATTGCTTCATTTAGTCTCATATTTTACTTATCACTATTATTGTTTTAAAAGTTTTTAGATGATCAAAATGAATGCACTTATAATTTTGACCATCAATTACAAATTTATCCCCTGATTTAATATCAAGTACACCAGCAGTTGGTGTACTTATTACCTTGTTTGAGATTGCTTCAACTTCATAATCATTTTCAAAAAGAACTGGAATTTCTCCACCCTTGTAAGTTGCATTTATCGCAAATTCCTCAGTGTTATAAATCACTGCTAAATCTGCAATTCTCATCTCTTTAAATGTCATTACACATTAATCTTTACATCAATAGTTCCAGCTACTGCAGCTTTTGCTGAAATAGCTCTACCAGCATAAATATTATTAGTATTTGTCAAAGTTAAAACTTTTGCTGTATTGTCCCAATAAACAACATCACCAACTGCAATTACATCGGTTGTTTTTGCAGCTATAGTCCATACTTTTTCGATTTCTAAAGAAATTTTTTCACCTGATAGCCCTGAATTAACTGCAATTCCTACCATACTTACACCAACAGGAACAACATCACCCACGGTTACGGTTCCTGTACAAACAAAAGGAATAACCCTTCCATTATATTTTTCAATTGCTTGTTTTACTATACTCATAATTACACCCCTGCATTTTTATATAGACCTCTAAAGTCTTCAACCATTACACCAAAATCATATAAACACTCAAACTCTACTCCACCAGCTGATTTCATTTTTTCTTGAACTATTGGTTGTCCACCAGTTCCAGCTAAAGTACCAGTTTTAATAGTTTTTTTAGCAGCTGCTAAGAACCAAGGATTTGCAGATAATTCGCCTTCAATAATCAAATCAAAAGAATTTCTATGAATATTTGTTACTCCACTATTGTTTTGACCTAAACTAGAATCACTAGTCAATAATTTTCTAGCTGTCTCTTCATTTTCAGGAGATACAATTAAATATTTTGGAGCAATATTTAATGCAGTTTTTCCATCCATTTGTCTTCTCATAATTGCTTTTGCAGCAGTCAAAGAATCACTACTTAATGCAGCTGCAGTTGCAGTATTTTTATGGTCCGAATGGAATAATGCTTTATTGTCACTCATTTTGTAATTTGCAAAATCACCTTTGGCTTGCAATAAATCATAAACTAAACCATTTGATGTTCTTTTTGCCATTTCTCCAAAAGCTGCAACAATATTTGTAAATGCTCCTAAATCATCATTTATAAGCATTTGTCTTGTAAATGTAAATTTATTACCATAAGATTCAAGTTTCCACGCTTCACCATTTTCGTCTAATTCAAGGTTTTCTAACTCACCTTTTTCTTTAAGTTTTGATAATCTTCCATTTGGATTTTTAACACTTACATCTGTTTGAAGTTTGAAGTTTGGTAAATCTACATTTGTTGTCCAAATATCGTAAGTTCCTAATTGCTCTTCAAAATTTGCGACCATTACTCTATTTGCAATATTTCCAAGTAATAAAGTAAATTGGTCATTACTCATTGCTCTTTGTGCAATATCAATTCTATCCATAGAATTAATACCTAAAACATGTCTAGCCATATCTGTTAAAGTTGCACCTCTAAAGTAGTTTGCACTTGCAGTTACATCAGTAATCTTTACTCCACATCTTGAAAGAATTGAATTTTCAACATCTCTCATCATATTTGCAGCATCAGGAACACCACCAACTACAACAGTATGAGAACTTCTTGATTTTTCATCAATCACAGCTTTTCTAACTTGATCAATAGAAGTTCCATCTTTTACAAATGTACTTGCTCTATCAAGAGATAAATGTCCACCAGCAACTAAATCCATAATTCCTGAAGTTCTTGTTTTCTCATCTTTTACACTTGTAGTTAAAGCTCTTTGAGCTTCTGTTTCTATATCTTCAAGCTCTTTTTTTCTTGTTTGTTGTTCAGCAGTTAAACCATCAACCGCAGACCTTAATGACTCTAATTCTTTTTTTAACTCTTCATCCATTGGATTATCTCCTCCATTTAAATTTAATTCTCGACCTACTTTTGCACCTTTGTCAAAACCAATACCAACTGCACTTAATTCATAAATTTCAAATTCAACTACAGTAACAAGGGTTGGTTCACCTTTTCTTTCTTCTACTCTTGTTGCTATAATCTTGTAGCCAATAGAGCAATCAGTTAAAATTCCATCGATATATTTTCTAAATACTTTTTCTGAATCTTCATCTGTTCCAAAGATTACATCTGCTTTTAGTTTTCCATCTTCAACTCTTATGTTTACAACTTTTCCTATTGCAGAATCTACGGATCGTATATGGTCTTTAAAAAAAGTATTAAGTCTTTCATATCTAGCTCCATTTACATCAAGTTTTTCGATAAATTTTTCATCAGTCCACCAGTCGTATCTTTCACCCTCATTTTCTTCTGAAATAAGCACAAAAGATATAGTTCTAGTCTCTTCATTTATTGCACTTTTATCAATAACAAAATTTCTTTGTGTAGTTAAACCACTTAGCTTTTGCTCAACTTCTTGTTTTTTCCTTGCCACTTTTCCTCCTTTTTAAAATTTTCCCGTGGGAAATTCGTTTTGTATTTTTAGTATTAGTTTCATCAACAATATCAACTGTCAAACCAGCATTTTTTCGTTTTTCATTTATCATCTGTTCTTCTTTTACTTGTTCATCAATAATGTCCTCAAAATTTCTACCTTTTCCAGCAGCAGCTCTTGTTCTACTTGTAATACCAAGGTCAATTTCTTCTCTAATAGCTTTAATATCTTGGAGAGGATTAACCCATTCCCTAGTTGGCATAATCCAAGTAGCTTTTACATATTTCTCTTTATTTGTCCAATAATCATTTGGTACTTGTAAAGCACCACTTAATATAACAGCATCTAAAAATAGAGAAAACATTGGAATAAGTGCATCTTCAACAATCATCATTTGTTCATCATCAAATCTTTTGTTATCTTGGATAAGTCCAGCTCTTGCACTTGAAAAATTTACTTTTGAGTAATCTCTAACTGCTAGTTCATAAGATATGTCTCTACCTGCTGCTATTATTCTTGTAGTATTAACCATAAAATCGTTATAAGAATTTCCAAGTTGATTTGATTGAATACTTTGAACCTCTTCCCCTGGTCTTAAATATTTAATCATTCCAGCTGTAATCTCTTTTATAGGGTCGCTACTTCCCATTGATTCACCAGCTTTTTTATCCCCAAACATATTTCCACCAACATTAGTTGATTTGATAAATGTTGCAAAAGATGCTAAAACTCTATTTTTTATAATTTCACTATCGTTATATGCTGCAAAATCTTTTAAATTATTGATTGTTTGGGCATAGTCAGTTATACCTCTGTATTGAGTTGCTCTTTCACTATCATAAAAATGGATTATATTTTTTGCATCAAATCTTTCAGATTTAAAGCTATTGATTGAAGTTTTTATATGATAAGCAACAGGTTTTCCAACGCTATCAACTTCAACACCTGAAAAAACAGTATTATCTCCGTTTTTATTTTTTGAAATGTCCAGTTGGTCCACCTCTATTAGTTGAAATTTAATAGGGAATTTTTTGTCTTTTGTCCAAACACAGTTGATAAGTATTTCACCATCTGTAAGTTTTGATTTTAAAAGCATTTTTTGGAACTGTCTAAAAGAAGCTCTTGATGTAATGTCAAAATTCTCTTTTTTAGTAAACTCATTCCATAAAGCTTCGATTCTTTTATTTAGTTCATCTGCATTTTTAACTTCATCTTTACTAATTTTTGACTGTAAAGTTATTCCAGTTCCAACTACATTTTTAATGATTGATTTATCAATAGATTTGCAAATAGGATTATTAGCACTAAGCCATCTAGCTCTTGCTCTTAATAAATCTCTATCTCCTGCAACTTGAAGTTCAAAGTGATTATTAGAAATATTAAAATCTCTATTTAATCTAGTTTGTTTAGCACCTTCATAAAATGCTCTTTTATATTCTCTACCTAAAGCACCAAATGTTAATAAGTTAGCAGCTGTTGCAATAGATCTACCAATAAAATTCATTATGAAAAACTCACTAATGAAACATCACCCATGGGTGTAGTGTTTTGACCATCGATATAGTTTCTTCCATAAATTTCGATTTTATCAAGAATTCTATCTCTCTCTTTGTATAGAACTGCTAGATTTGCCTTTGTCATTTGTTCACCCGAACTTGTTTGGTAAGATTGTACACCTTCGGCATTTTCAATTTTTAATAAAATAGCATCGTATTGATCACCTATTGTTTTTGCCATCATTACCCTTTTTTTGTTTTGGTAATGGCATTTTAAAGTTTTTAGAAAATCTTTTTTAGGGTATAAAATCCACCCTACCTTTTTTTTAAAAATTATGGTATTTTAGTTGTAGTTTTTTGTAGTAGTTGTAAAAAAGGTTGTAAGTATTGGTTTTATGGTAGTTTTTTACAACCTTTTTTATATTTGTAGTAGTTAGTAAATATCATTTTTCATATATTTTTTTTTATTTTCTATGTCAAAATCTGCTAAATTTTTTGCTAAATTTTGTAAATTTGTCATTTTTTCAAGCAAAATCGTAAAATTTAGTTAAATAAATTAATTTAGATAAGATGAATTATTTAAGTATTAAATTATAATCGATAACAGTATCAAGTTGTTTTCTAATTTGTTTTATCTTTTCTAAATCTATAAGATAGATTTTACTATTTCTATAAGTATTGCCTGTAAAAGCAATTGTTTTATTGAGTTCTAGTTTTTTTATCCATCTTTTTAAAAAACTATTTCCAAATTGTGTAGTTAATTTTTTTTTAGATATAAAGATTTTAGAAACCTCGCTAAGTAGTATTTCTTCTTTATTTACTGCTATAAAAGAATCTAAAATATCTTTTAAATTTATTTGAGAATTAAAGTTATTGCTAACTTTTATTTCTTTTGCTATTTGTATCTCTTCTTTGATATTAAAATCTTTTAATATACCTTTGTTTAATAGGGGAGCTTTCGTTCCCGTATTTTTAACAAGTTTAAAAATGTTATTTGCTTTCGCTCTTTTTAGTCCTATACAAAACATTAAATAATTACATTTATATAAAGCACTTACATATGTTACAACTGCTTTTTTATCTATATTTAGAACATTAATAATTTCTTCTTTTGTTGTAATGCTATTACTTTGTAAATAATCCCAAATCTTTTGTTGTTGCGACATTAGATACTTCTTATATCTTCTAATATCTCTTTAATACTTTTTAAAGCCGTCTTATTTGTATTTAAAATCGCTTGTTTTACTTCTTCATTTAAATTGCTTGTATCTATATTTAAATTAGATTCTAAAGTTTCAAAGGCACTAAATAAGATTTCCATATTATTATATACTTCACATTCTTCCTCATTTATTTCTTTGTATGCATTTAGATACATATATGTTTTAGCAGCTTTATATAAATTATGTTTCCCAACTGGAGGAATTAAACTATCATTTTCCAGCTTTTTCCAATTTCTTAACGTTTTTGTTTCTGCAACACCTATATAGTTTGCAAGTTTTATATCTGTAATATCTTTTAATTCTATCATTTTTATTACCTTTTACCGATTATTTAAAGAATAATAACATAAATTTAATAAAAACAGCAATAGTTACCTATGAATTTATAAATTTAAACAAAAATTAAGTTTAATCTCTTGACAAACGGTAATTATTACCTTATAATTACGGTATAAATAAGATGAAAAAGGATAGAAGATGATTAAGTATGAAATTATAAAAGCAAAAGCAAACTTTATAGAGAATAAAGTTGAGATAACAAATTTACCAACTCTTTTGGGAACTGAAAAGCAAATTGCATGGGCAGAAAAATTAAGACAAGAAAACTTAGCAAACATAATTAAACTATATAATGAAAGAATAAAAGTTGATGTTAGAAGTTACTATAAAAATGATTTAGAAAAAATACAACAAATGGATTTGGAATTTGAGACTTTTTTTCAAGATAAAGCAGAAAAAACAGATTCAAAATATTGGATAGAGAACAGATATGACTCAATTAACTATACTGACATGTTGAATATGTTTAGACATATTTTTAAATAAAATGAAAAAGGATAGAAGATGAAAGTAAGATATAATGGAAAACTATACAACACTAGCAAAATTAAAACAACATTAGAAGTAAAAAGACAATACGGTTATTTTTCAGATTTAGAAAGTTTTATTGCAGATGATGGCAAAAAAATATTATTTGCTCATTTAAAATTCACAAATTTTGATCACTATGCTTATTTAGAAGAATAGGCAGATACGACAGATGAACAATATGGGAGTAAGGTCTTAAAAAGTGGAGTTGTATTAGTAGAAAAAGACTGTGGTATCCCTGATAATTAAAAAATAATATTTTGATAAACATAAAATTTTCCCGAGGGAAATTTACTCCTCCTCAATATCAGGATAATCACACTTCAATTTATCAAGAGTTTCTCTATACAAATTCGGATTAATCATAAGCTTTTCAATAGCGATTCCAAGAGCTATTTCATCTTCATTCATTAGATGCTGGATTACTTCTATGGTTCTATAACTCAAAGATGGTTTGTTGTTTAGGTTGGTTCTTCCATCCCAAAAAGATTTACTTGCAATTAAATGATTTTTTGCCATTAGTACATATCCCTCCAATCACTAAATGAATTATGCTCTACGCTCTCTTTCTCTACTTGTTTAATGTTGTTTAGTTCTGCTTCAACTCTTGCGTTAAACTCCACTTCTATTTCATCCCAGTCTATACCATTTGGATAATATTGATTTTCAAGAATCTTCAATGCAGCCATAGAATAAACTCTAATATCAAGTGCTTCATTTCTAGTTCTAAACTTACTCCATCTTCCAGTTGTTTTGTCTTTTTTCTCACCTGTAAGCTGTTTAAAATGCTCTTCATTGTATTCAGGTTTTCTAGGAAAGTGCATATATCCTGGTCCTACTTCTTTTGTAGTTAAATGACCATAAACAACATCTTTTGCACTATTAACTCCAATCATATAAAGTCTAAATGCACCTTTACTTGCTCTTGATGAACTAATCTTTAAAATAGGTGTTTCAACAGCATTATCACCTTTTAAACAAAACACATTTTGCTCTATTCGTGATTTACAATAAGCATAAACAAACTCAGTTCTATGACCTCCTGAATCCACACCCATTCCCATTATTTTCATATCTATTCCACTTTCATGTTTAAATGGTGATTGCAAGATTTTATCTAGCTTTTCCCAAACCCTTTGATATTTTGGGTCACCCTCTAATATAAATTTTCCTATTGACCAACTCTCACCATATTTACCCCAACCTACAACTTCACATTCAAGTCTATCATCTTGTGTATCGACACCAGCTGTTAATATATAAGCACCACTTGGAACATCAGATATATAATCTTCATGTCTGTTTAAAAATTCATTTACATCAAGTTTTACAATAGTTTCTTCCCAAACATTTGCATCTTTTGTGTTGGTCCAACCTGCAAGTTTTGTGTTTTCTTTTTTTTGCTTTTGTTCTTTTATCGCATCTAAAAAAGATTGAAATATTTCATTCCATTTCGCAAATGGTGAGTAGTAACTAGGTACTCTATACCCTTTGTGCTCTCTTTGGGAAAATTTATGAACATATCTTGCACCATTTTCTTTTTTCATCATCTCGTATTTTTGATGTTCTTCAATGATACATCCATTGTTTGAGCATACAAATACAACATCATCAATAAGTTGATAATCTTCATCGCGATTAAATTTAAAACCATCTTTTTCAAAAACTACATCACCATTACAATGAGGGCACTTCATAGTGTAAAGAGCTTGTGACGACGTTTCATACTTTGGGAGTATTTTAGAATTATGTTTTTTTGCAGGTGAAGAATTTATATATATTTTTTTATTATTAGGAAATGCCTCGGCTCTATTTTTTGCCAAATCAAGAGGCTCACCGCCCTCAATTTCTGCTGGCCATCTATCAACATCATCACAGATTACAATTCTTCTACTCATAGATGCAAATGTTGTAGCAGAGTTTGACCATCCAAGAGCAATGCTTCCACCCTTAAAAACAAGAGAAGTAATACTAGAACCATCTTTTGTTTTCTTTTCCCTAAATGTATTTTTCAATCTTAGTGATGCTTTTATAGATGACCAAAGTTTATCAGAGGAATGAGTTCTAACGGCTGATTCCGTTGGTAAAATTTGAAGCATAGGACATGGGTATAAATCTGCATAGCAAAATAGCATATTATTTCCAAGTTCTGTAAATCCAAGTTGTGTACCTTTAATCACTGTTATTTCAGCTGTAGGGCTTTGTGGAGATAGTTCATAAGCAATCTCTTCAAGATAAGGCATACGCTCCGTTCTGTATTGTCCTGGCTCACTTGAACTCTCGCTTGGAAGAATTCTAAAGTTATCAGCCCATTCACTAATAGTCATAACGGGGTCAGGAGTAAAACCTTTTTTGAAATATTCTAATAGTTCAAAGTTAATAAGACGATTTGCACTCATGCAGATAAATTCCCTAAAATATATCTAATTTCTTCCATCATGATTGACTCTATTTCCTTAATATCTTTTTTTCCGATGACCCTTATAGACATTTTATTGGGATAGTTTAAAAGCATATCTCTTACTTTCCTTGATGCTTCAAAAAAAGTTTGTTCAACCTCAGATTTAGAAACATAATCACCCAATTTTATTTGATAATCTAGCTCAGCAATTTGTCCCATATAATGCTCGCGATGAGCTTTTGCACTTGCATAATTAAAGCTTCTTAAATCCATATCTTCATCTATATTAATATTTCTTTTAGCAGCTTCTTTTTTCTTTGATTCCAATTCTTTAAAAGATTCTATTTCTTCTTTTTCTATCTGCTCTCTTTCTTCAGGAGTTAAATCAGCTAAAGTTTTATATCCAGTTGGAGCATCAAAAGGTAAAGAAAATGTTTCTTCAATTTTTGTATCATCATCTTTTGCAGTTCTGCTCTTTTTCATCTTATTCTTATCATCAAGTAAATCATAATCTCTTAATTTTTGTAAAGAATATTCAAAATCAAGTTTTTTATCATCCCCTGCTTCCAAGATACCTTTTTTAATTAATTTAGAAATATTTTGTTGAGAGCATCCAACTTCTTTTGCAAACTTGCTTTGATTTAATCTCATAAATACTATATCCTACTACTACAACATAAAAATAAAAAGCTACAACCAACTTTAAAATTATAAAACTCCGTAACTCTCGGGGTTCGCACTACCCTCACTGGTTGCAAAGTCTCAGGAGTACCTTTTTTATTATTTAGCTGTTGAGATTGCATAATCTAATGCCTTTTTGAAATATTCGTTACCTCTTCTATCATATACCTTAAGCAATGTAGTTTCCATGTCAAACTTTTTTATATATTCTGGTTTCTCCGAAATCCTAAGCATACAAACTGGACTCTCAGCCCCTGGTATTCGAGCATATATACCTGGTGCTAATTGAGACTTAGACTTACCTGTAATGATGAAATACCTTGATTTATTTTTAGCAATATTTCTTTTCTTACTTCTTTTTGTTTCATTAGCTAAGTACCCTACTTCATCATCAATTTTTAATTGAGCTATTATTTGATTATATATTCCCATTGGAACTTTTACACCTGGTGATGGTGTTAGTATTTCCCATTTATACATATATCCTTTAGCAATCATTCTTTTCTCTAATCCTTTTCTATGTCTATCACCACCATTAAAGTGTTGCATTAATGCATAATAACCCCAGTGTGATTCATCAGCGAATACATCTGCATATGGTTTTTGTTTTGTAGCTTTTAATATTCTAATTGTATTAGGTGCTTTTGCATTCTTCCAAGATAATTGACCAGCTACCTCTTTTTTCTGTTTATCCCAATAATCAAAAGCCAAATCATTAGTAGCCTTCATAATTGCAAAAGGCAATTGTCTCTTTTCTAAATCATTAAGACCTTTTATAACTTCATCTAAATTTGAGAAAATATTTACTTCCATAATTACAATCCACCTCTTAAATCTTGGCCATCCATCATTACTCTTATTACTTTATTCTCTCTCAATCTTGAGGCAACTCTATCACCTACAAAAGATTTAAACTCACTCTCATTCATATTTGTGATAAATATTGTTGGTAACAATTCATTGTATCTGTAGCTAATGAGTTCTTCTAATTGAATCATTTGCCAGTCAACTAATTCTCTCTTACCTATTTCATCAATCACTAAGATGTTTACTTTTTTAAATGCATTAAACTCATCATATTTTTTTTGAAAATATAAATCTAAAAGATTATGTTCTGTTGTATATTTGCAATAGATATTTGCGTTAATGATTTTATTAAGCATCGCAACTACAAGATGAGTTTTACCAGTTCCAACACCACCATAGATAAGCATATCTCTTATTTGACTAAAGTTTTTACCATTGAAGTTTGCTTTGATAGCTGCTATTAATTTTTCTTGATTCTCTACTTTCGCAACAAATTCAGCATCTTTGTATCTTGTAGGAATATTCGCATATTGTCGTATATGCTCAACATTTGATTTTAAAATATTCGATTGAACATCGTTTTGTTCTGCTGCATCTTTTCCGATAATATCTTTCAAATTAAAATCTTTCATTCGCATTGTCATCTTAGAATTCCTCACTTGCAGTATATTTTTTATCTGAAATAATCAACGGGTTCAAAGGCGTATTTTTTCTAGTAGGCTCTTGATAATCCAAATAAAACTTTTCTTTGATAAATTTTTCTAAGTTTGTGATATGAAATGCATCTTTTGGTAAATCATTTGCATAGTTTCTTAAACCGATTAATATTTTCTCTAATCCATCAGGACACAAAGCCATCGCATTAGTTGAAGCAACCTCTTTGATTTTGGCTTGAAGATTAGAAATATTTTCTTTGTAGAAATTTACCAACTCTTTTGGTTTGATTTTCAAATCTTCATTTTCATTTTCTTTTTGTATATATTTTTTCTTATTCATATGATGGTTAATATGATGGTTCATATAGGGTGTCACACTGAGTGACAACGGGGGTGTCACACTGAGTGACAACGGGGGTGTCACATTGTGACCTTTTTTTATTTCATCAGGGGTGTCACATTGTGACCTTTTTTCTACTTCATTAGGGGTGTCACATTGTGATTTATCTTGATTGTAATTTCTAATTTCTTGATATGCTTTTTTATATGCAATCGAATCAAACGAAAGTGTGTTTATTTTGTAAAAGTTTGAAGTATCAGAGTTATTCTCTCTCTTTCTTCTTAATCGTGTAATTACACCTATTTTTTCATAAGCTCTTAAAATATATCCAAGTGTTGTTTTTCCTACTTTTGCTTTTTTTGATATAGTTGAAAGTGATGGATGTAATTCTCCTTCATCATTTGAAAAATCACATAGCACAAGTAATACTAATAAATCATTTCCACTTACATCTGTATCCCAAGCTTTTGCCATCATTTTAACACTCATATTTCCCCATCCTTATTTCTCATTATAAACTACTCTTTTTAATTTTATCTCTTCACCAAAGCTATGAATGATTGTATTTTTTAACTGATTTTGATAGTGTCTAATCATCATGGGATTACAATATTTAAGAATCTCTATTAACTCTTTGGCACTATTAATTTCAATTTTACGACCCGTTTTAAACTCAATCAATTCTGTGGCTTTCCCCATATTGTGTAATTACATAGGCATTGAGTAAACACTAATTGATTTACCAGCTCTGCTCACTTTTGACGAGGTTTCAATATATGGATATTTCTTTTTTAATCGTCCAATAATTATGGATAAATTCCTTACATCATGCCCTTTATCACTCAAAAAGTCTAAATCCACATTTTTACCGTCGACTAAATATTCTTCAACTATTTTACTAATTGGTTTTTGTTCTTTTTTGGTTGAATTTGCTTCATAATTCATTTGCTACTCCTAAAAATTTCAACTGGTTTTTCATCATTTAGACTTAAATGTGTAATTACATGATTATTTTGGACTTGGTTACTATCTTTTAATTTCATTAATATATGCAATGCTTCATTCATTTTAATCCTCCAAGTCACTAGGTATAATTTTTTTGATAGCATCTAGTTCTCTTTGTTTTGCTTCAATAGCTTCTAATGCTTCTTTTTTCATTTGCTCTATCTCTTCGGTCGTATAAACTCCATCTTTTGAAGCTTTTTTAATAGTTGCAAAAGATTCATTACTTTGTATTTGAGATTCATCAGCAAGTTGGCTTAATTGTTCAGGTGTGATTTTATTTTCTGTATTTGTAGATATAACAGCTAAGTCAAACATGTGCCCGATATATTCAAGAGGAGATATATCACCTGTTAATTCCATAATCTGAATTAGTTCATGTATTGTAAAATCATTGGTTTTACATGAAAAAGTCCATTTGTTTTCAAGCGTACCTTTTGTAAGACCTATTTCGGCTGCAAATGTTTCTTTATCAGAATCATTTCTTTTAATATCACGAACGATTGATTTTTGAACAGTTACCAACAACCCTTGGTCAAAGATTCTTGCATTGCTTCGTCTATTTTCTTTCATATTTTCTCCTTCATAGATTTACAGTTGTTTTCTATTTCCATTGAGCCTGTATTAGCCGTTATACTTTCATTAATATAAGATTGAATATCTTGCCATGCTAAAAATGGAATGTGGTAGTTTTTATATAAATACACCATATAATTATATTTTGGCATGGTACAACCACTAAACCATTGACTAACAGCAGAGTGACTGATATTTAATTCTTTTGATATTTTTTTAACTTTAAATTCTTTCATTTTGAAATAGTAAGTTATTCTTACTTATAGTTGGTTTAAATAGAAAGATATACTTACATTATATATGTTAGTATTACTTACAATATAAAAAGGTATTTGATGGATAATTTCGGTGAGCGACTAAAAAAAGCAAGACTTGATAAAAAACTATCTCAAGAAATGTTAGCTAAATTAATTGGTGTGACTAGAAATGCAATTACTAATTATGAAAAAAACAGTAATACTCCTACTTATGAAAATATGAAAAAATTATCTTTAATTCTTGGAGTAGATTTAAGCAGTCAAGAAAAAAATGTTAAATTTATTCCTATCGTAGGCACTGCATCTTGTGGTGTACTAGAAAATAATTGTTTACAAGAAGAAAACTTAAAAACATATATACAAGAAGATGAATGGAATAAAAATCTTTACGCAGTCATTGCCTGTGGTGACAGTATGGCAACTGAAATATATGATGGAGATAGAGCAATAATAGACCCATCTATTAAAGTGCAAAATGGGGATATAGTTTATTATAAAATTGATGATGAAAGTGCCATAAAAGTTTTTTTTGAAGATAATGAAAACTATTTAATAAATTTCATACCTTATAACATAAGTGATAATTTTAAAATAAAAACTGTTAGAAAAGATGATAATTTAACAATGGATAAGTTAATATATCATAAAGTAGTACACATTGTAAGCTCTAAAAGAAATAATAGAGCTGCTAGATTAAAGATGATTGGTCGTTAATTTAATTAAAAAAAGGAAATAGCGTGGAATTTATTGAAAAATTAAATATTTTGTCTCAAAGAATTAGTACTTTAAAAGATAATGTATTAACAGAAGAAGCAACTAAACATTCTTTTATTATGCCATTTATTAGTGCATTAGGTTATGATGTGTTTGATCCAACTGTTGTAGTTCCTGAATTTACAGCAGATATAAGCAAAAAGAAAAATGAAAAGGTTGATTATGCAATCATGTATGATGGTAATCCATTAATTTTAATAGAAGCTAAGGCTCATACTGAAAATCTAAACAATCATGCAACACAGCTTGAGAGATATTTTACAGTAACAGAAAGTAAATTTGCTATTTTAACAAATGGTATAGAGTATAGATTTTTTACTGATTTAGAAAAACCAAACAAAATGGACCCTGTACCTTTCTTTATTTTTAATATGTTAAACTTAAAAGATAGAGATATCAGAGAATTAGATAAATTTAAAAGTGGTAACTTTGATGTTGATAAAATACTTACAAGTGCTGAAACTAAAAAATATATTACTGGAATAAAAAACATTTTTAAAGAAGAAGTAAAAGAACCATCAGAAGATTTTATTAGAATTTTTGCAACAAAATTAGCATCAAAACCACTTAGACAAAATATTATAGAGGAGTTCAAAGCTTATGTAAAATCTGCTTTTTCTGAAATAATTTCTGATATGGCTCAAGATAAAATAAATTCATTAAAATCAAAACTAAATGTTGAAATAAACAATGAACAAGAAGAAATAATTGAAGATGATAATAATGGTATTGATACGACAGAAGAAGAGCTTCAAGGATTCTTCATTATCAAATCAATATTAGCTGAAAAAATGCAATTAAATAGAATATTTGCAAGAGATACCAAGAGCTATTTTGGAATTTTGTTAGATGATAATAATAGAAAATGGATTTGTAGATTATTATTTAATACAAAACAAAAGTATTTAGCTTTACATATAGAAGATAAAAAAGAAGAAAAATTTGCTATAGAAAATATTGAAGATATTTACAAATATAAAAATGAAATATTAGCTATTATAGATAGGCTGAACAATGAAAAAATATAGTTTTTTTATTCTTTTTATTATGTTGCTTTTTGCAGGGTGTACTATTAAACCTATGGAAGTTGATTTAGGTACCAATCACTTCAATAACCAAACTCCTTTAAATATTAATATTAAAACTATATCAATAGAAAAAGTTGAAAAAGAAATAAAAGTTGATTATTCAGGTTATGGTGATTCAAAAATGCCTATACCAACAAAAGAATCAACTACTAGCGTAGTTGAAAAAGACATAAATGAATATTTTTCTAAATTACTATTTAATACAAGTTCAAATAGAACTTTAAATATTACAATAAAAGAAGCCGTTCCTTATTGGATTTTTTCATCAGCTAAGAAAATACCTTTAGTTGGTGTATTTGCTGCTGGAGCAGATACGGATTATTCTCTAAATTTAAACATATTATTTGAAATAGAAGAAAATGGAAAAGTTATAAATTCATATTCATATAATGATGTAATTACAATAAAAAATAGTGCCTCTTTTGAAGAAGATATTAAAAAAGGTTATCAAGAACTTATTAAAAAATACAGAAGCGTATTCTTTAATGAACTGGAAAATAAATTTATAAAACGATATTTATAATCTATAAATAATACTTAAAAGGCTAGATATTAATTTATCTAGCCTTTTTTTATGCCTAAAATTTCCCGTGGGAAAATAAAATACTATTAATCAAAACAATATAATACAAAAATATGTAAGTAATTCTTACTTATTTAATTAATTTTTAAGTAAGTATATCTTACTATTTCAAAACAAGCATATCAAATCCTTGATATAAGTTCTTTGAAATTTTAGATTAAAGGTATTAAATGAAAAATCCACCACCGCTTTATTATACAGAAGATGACCCAAATGAAAAAAACTATGATTATCCACCAGAGTATTTCTATCGAATGGAAAATCCAGATGAGAAAGAAAAGCTTTTAGCTAAAAAAAAAGCTGAATTAGTAAAAAAAATGAGAAAAATGTGGTGGCATATGACAGTAGAAGAAATCAATACATACTGGAAACCTTTATATATTGAATGTGGAGTGGAGTGGCTTGATACGCCGACCCCTTTATAAAGATGTAAATATATATACATCACCTTCTAGTTCTATTTTAAATCCATGTGATTTGAAATAGTCTACTAGGTTTTCACCTCTAAATTCATTAGAAATAGCTATTACTGACAACTCATAGAAGCGATCTTTTTCGATGCCTTCTTTGATGTCACGCAAATAATGTCCTTTAGTATTGGTTCTATTATCCATAAGTGAGCCTTTGTATAAGTTTTTTTGGTCGAAAATATTATATCAAAGGTTCTCTTATGCGTAAAAACATAAGTTATTTTAAAACACATTGTTCAAACCCACTTGTTTACAAAAACGAAAATTAAAGCGTTAGTGGTATCAGTCGCCCTAGAGGTTAAAGATTGATTGAGTTTATTGAGGTTAAGGCATAGTTTACCAAGAACAGAAAACAACTATAACTATTTATACAAAAGAGCAACAATCTAAATTACCAATAAAAGAAAGGGAAAATCTTTTGTTTAGTTTTGTTTATTTTTTTTTGAACTTATCAAAAATCAGTTTGATTAGGTTGGTGAAAGTTGCTCTTTTTTATGAGTAGTCTCATAATAAATTTAAAAGGAATCAATATGGATGCGAATAATACTGAAATATATCCAGCTGAGATAGAAACATTAATTGATGCAATGAAAAGTATTGGTGGGGGTGAGTTAACCCGTCAAGCTGCTAGCAATTTACAAAAAGCTGTTAAAGCTACTTGTTTAGAAGATAAAAAATCATCTATTATCATTGAACTTACTATTAGTAAAACAAATGATGAAATGATAACTATATCAGGAAGCACAAGAGCAAAACTTCCAACTTCAAAGATTACAGGTGCATTTTTTGTTAATCATCAAACATACTTGCCAACACGAAACAGACCAAACCAAATGGTTATGGATTTTAAAAAGGATAACTAATGATAAAAACATTTTTCAACGCACTAAAAGGTGATTTAAAACCAGTTGCAAAACTAGAAGATGGAAGAGAAGTTATACATACAGATTATAAAGTTGCTGAAGAAAATAGAGGTAAAAATTTTGAACATAAAATAGCTAGACATGTTTTAAAGCAAAGTATTTTAAATAAAGATGATTTTATTGCTTTTGTAAAAGAGTATAAAACACCTGGTACAAAGATATTTTTTAACAATTCAAGAATAAAAACAGTATTCAACTACTCTACTCTTAGTGAAGCAGATTATCATGATTCATATTGTGAAATGCAACTTGAAAACACTAAAAATTTTGATGAATTTAAAAATATTTTAGATAGAGATTTAAGTCAAAAAGATTTTATTAGAATCTTAAAAAGATTAGAAGGTTGTATTGTTGGATTCAATAATGCAAAAGCAGATGATATGGACATTATTGAAGTTGCTGAAAATCTTCAAGCTACTAAAAACTTCCAAAGTGTTCAAAGAAATACATTAAAAGCATTTACGGTTGATGCAGAAGTAAAATCAGGTAATAAAAACTATGAAATACCTAGATATATTCATTTTAAAATGCCTATTTATAAAAATGATTTATCTCTTGAAGTTCAATTTGATTGTGAACTATTCCTTGAAGCAACAGATGGTGGATTTATAGCTAATTTAGTTTGCTACAAACTTGATGAAATCATTGAGAAAACTATCAGAGATTTAACAAAAGATGTATGTAAGAGCTGTGAAGGTGTGAGTTCATTTATGATTTAGAGTTAATCTCTAAATCATATATTTAGATTCAAGAGTAGTATGGAAGTATGTGTGAAATCTAAACTAATACTACTCTTTGATGTGAATATAAAATTAAAAAAAAGGAAATTATATGAGTAAAATTTTTAAGAAAATGGTAGAACTACAACACGAATTTAATAAAAAAGTGTTTAAAGATTATCTTAAAAAAAATCTTAATTGGAATAGTGCAATTATTGTTGAAAGTGGAGAGCTATTAGACTCATTAGGTTACAAGTGGTGGAAAAAACAAGAACCTGATATGGATAATGTAAAAGTTGAAGCTATTGATTTACTTCATTTTGGAATTAGTGATGCTATTCAACTTCAATACGATTGTTCTGGCGAAATTGATTTGACTCTTATTGCTAGAACTTTTGAAGACCATTTTAATAATAGCAATGGATATTTAGATGGATTAAGTTTAAATAAATTAGTTGATGAATTAAATTACAATAGATGGAATAGATTTATTGTAATGAAAAAAATATTTGAATATTTGAATATGACTAATAAAGATGTTTATATTGCATACATAGTTAAAAATTGTTTGAATAAATTTAGACAAGACAATGGTTACAAAGATGGATCATATATCAAAGACTGGAAGGGTAAAGAAGATAATGCTATAGCTTATGAAATAGCTGAAAAATGGGGAGCAGATGAAGAACTATTTGAACTACTTTATAGAGATTTAGATACTCACTATAATCTATTTGTAAAAAATAAAAAGACCATATTAGATGATATAGATTATTTAATTGCTTCTGATGCTACTGAGATATAAATTTATGTATTTTAATATTTTCAAAACTATCAAAAAACTACTTCAAGATATTGAAAACCTTGAAGTAAAAGAAGAACTAAAAAAATGAAATGATTAGTTGGTGCAATGACTTAAGCCAACAAATCTTTCTTCCATATTAGATTTTTTTTGAATTGCTTAATTTAAGTCAAAACCTCTAATAAAACTTTTTGCACCCACTTCAAGTTTGATTAGCATTAGTTACTCGAAAGAGTTAAACCCAAATTGTGCTTAAGCCATCTAATAATCAGCATCAGGTGGCTTTTTTATTAACTAAAATTTACAAAAGTAGATTTTATTTAGTAAAAAACAAAAAGGAAAAACATGAAAGTAGATAAAGAATTATTAAAAAAAGAAAAGATGATTTATGGTGATGATTTTACACCAGTTTGTGAGTCATGGAGCATGTATCTAGGAGTTAAAATCACTCCAAAAGATGTTGCAATGATGATGGCTCAGATGAAAGAAACAAGGATAAAGTTCATTCAAAATAAGTTGAATGATTTAAAAGATAAACCTAATTTTTTAGTTGATAATAACTACCAAGAGCTTTATAAAATATTTAAATCTTCACTAGATGACAATAATCAAAAAAAAGCTCATTATTTATTTATTGCGACAAATTTTGATGAATATAAAAATTTATAGGAGAAAAGATGTTTAATATAACAAAATTAGAAATATGGGAACTAATAGCATTTGCATTTATATTAACTTTACTTAGTATTGTATTGGAGAGAGTATGAGGTTTTTTAAAACGACAGCGCGACCATCTTTTATTATAAAGCAAAGAATAAATAAGAAGCAACTCCAAGAAGGAAATATACATGAAATACTTAAATTAATGAATATTGTTTCAGTATTTTGCATCCAAAACTTCATAACAACATCTACTTGGACTAGACTTCATAAAATAGTTGATGCTGCACAAGATGGAAGATTAAAATTAAATATAAAGAAGGACAAGATGTGTCAAAAATAATAACAGTAGCACACACAAAAGGTGGAGTTGGAAAATCAACTCTTGCCTGGAATTTAGCTCACTCGCTTCATGCAGCTGGTGAAGTAGTAAGAATTGTGGATTTAGATTTTCAACAAACTCTATTTTTTATAAACGCATTAAATGAAAACCCATTTATGCAAGTTTTACAACCACAAACAGCAGATGAACTGCTTGATATATTTGAAGATAATCACGGGCATTTAATTGTTGATTTGGGCGGTTTCGATTCAGATATAAACAGAATCGCTATGAATAAGGCTGATAAGATACTTATTCCAGTTAGTTCAAGTGTAACTGAGATTATTGGATTTGAAACTTTTAAAGCAATTTTAAAAGACATAGATGCAACATCAATAAATGTGGTCCTAAATAATATCCACCCTCTTCTAAAAGAGTTTACAAGCATAGAACAAATTGTTTCAAATGAAAAGATGAAGCTATTGAAAACAGTAGTCAGAAGTAGAAAAATTTATAAAGATACTTTAGGTTTTGGGAAAAGTGTATTTGATACAGGAAATAAACAAGCAATTGAAGAGATTGAAGGATTGAGGGATGAGCTTATTAACTAATAGAGAAATAAAGTTTAAAGCTGTTATGCAAAGACATGATGGTGTAATATATGTTTCAGAAGCATATGGTACAGATTCTAGTTTTTTATCATACTTATTTGATTTTGAAAATAATAGATGGGATAAATTTTTAGAAACAATAAGAACAGAAAGAAGATTTATTAAGTTATTTCCAGACGATGATGAGCATTTAAAAGGATGGGTGCATATTGAAAATATACAATTTACTGAAAATAAAGATAAAAATGAAACTGAAATTTATGATGGTGATATTTTAGCAGGAGTTAATGGTTCAATAAATGGTATGGATTGGAAATTTGGAAATTATGTTGTGAAATATGAAAAGGGAAATCACAATGTTCCTGAGTGGGGAACTAGCGAAAACTTTAATATAACACATTGGTTTGAAGTAATAGGAAATATTTACAAAAACCCTGAACTATTAAAAGGCTAAACATGAAAAACCCTGATTTCTCAAAAATCGGAGCTGTTACAGCTGGAAAAACTAGAACAGCCGGAATAAGTCCATTTAGTGAACTTGAAATCACAAAAGTTTATCCAAACCCTGAGCAACCAAGAAAACAATTTAATGATATAGAACAACTTGCAGCTACTATCAAAGAGCATGGATTACTTCAACCAATTACAGTTGTAAAAAAATTTGATGGATATATGATTATCTCAGGTGAACGAAGATACAAAGCTCACTTACATAATCAATCTAAAACTATCAAAGCACATATTATTGATGCTTCAAATGAAGTTGTTGAAGAACTAACTTTGATTGAAAATATTCAAAGAAATGATTTAACAGATTTTGAAGTAGCAAAACATATTTGTAAACTTTGGGATTCAGGAAGATATGAAAAAAAATCAGATTTAGCAACAAAAATTGGAAAATCAGATAGCTTTGTAAGTAAGTCTTTTAGCTGCTTAAAGCTTGATAGTGAAATCATAGATCATATTGAACAAAATAAAATACCTATTTCAATTGGTGTTATGGATGAAATCGCAAGAGTAAAAGATAAAGATACTCAAAAAGAGGTTTTTGAAAAATATAATAATCGTGAGATCACCAGGGATGACATTAAGGATTTTAAACCCAAGAAAGAGAAAAGATATGATGATGGAGTTTTTGAGGTTTTAGAAGAAAATTCCCCGAGGGAAAATTTAAAAAAATATGAACTTGAGATATCTTGTAAAGATGGAACAATTTATGAGAGTGATATTATTGAAGCATATAATAAAGGTAATGCTTTACTCAAAGCACATATGAAATATCCAAGTTACCTTAAAGAAGGATATATTGAAGAAGAATATAGTTTTTTTCTTACGCAAATAGACATAGAGGAAGAAAAACAAAAGTTTGTATTTACTAGTAAAAAAGCGGAAGATGATAAAAGTATAAGTTTTGAAGATGAAGGTTTTTTTTATTTTGTTAATTATGCAAGTGGTGGTATGCGTACTTTTAAAATAGGTAAAACATATAAAATAACTATCGAGGAAATATAATGAACGCATTTATATATGATTTAAGAACGTATAAATACAAATTTATCCAAGCATATTTTCACTTCCAGCTTGTTCAGGCAGAACGTCTAACAAATGAAGGTAAAGGTAGGCCTTGTGTAATTGAAGAAGATATTGTTGCTAGTTCAGTGCAAAGAATCAGAAAAATAATAGAAAACAACAATAATACCTATGAAGATGTTATGAAAACAATCAAATTTAATCCACTAATGAGTGAATACTATAATATTATCGGAAATACTGTAAAAAAACATTTTACAATAGGAAAAGGCTGGATTCCATCTTTTTTAGCAATTGAAGTTTTAAGAATCTTTGATGAAAAAGGCTATACAACTTTTAAAGAAATAGATTTTGTTTTACTTCAAGGATATTATCAAAAGCACGATGATAGAAAAGAAAATGATTTAATATTACATTATAAATGTGCAGAAGATATTTATAATTCTATTATGACAAAAAAGATTTTTAAAAAAAAGAAGAGGAAATCAAAATGAGTAAACTTGAAGATTCAAAAACATTAGCATCTATTATTGCTCAGCAAACTGGCAAAATTGTACTTAATACAGAAGAAGCTGCTAAAATTTTAGGAATATCAAAACGCTCTCTTGAAGATGATAGAGCAGAAGCTATTGGTATTCCATTTACTAGATTAAATAATAAACCAAAAGGTAAACCACTCTATTCTGTTATTGCAATAGCAAAACAAATTATTGAGAATGAAGCTAAAACTATTTAAATTTCAACTGATTAACACTATCTTTTACACTATCTGGACTTAATTTGGAATATCTAGTAGTTTGGGTCATATCTTTATGATCCATTAATCTCATAATAGTATAAATAGGCGTTCCTTGAATTGCAAGTAAACTTGCAAAGGTATGCCTTAAACTATGTATTACTACTCTTCTTTTTGTATCAGCTTCATCAATGCCCTTATTAAACTGCTCTAATAATGGCTGTAAATTTCGACCAATAACTGACCTTACTATTTCTTGTGGTGTTCCACTTACAATATAATCAATTGGTCTTAAATCTTTCATTCTATTCTCAATTAATTCTTTCCAATTTTGATGTAAAAATCCCGTATATGTTCGATTTGATTTATGATTTTTAATAATAATAGTATCTTGCTGCAAATTTATATCAGCTTTGGAAATTGTCATTACGCTTCTAAGCCTTGCACCTGTACTCAAAGATAAAGCTACAAAGAGTTTTAGCCTATAAGTTACCGCTTCATCCCCTTTTCTCTCTTCAATAGATTTCCATAATTTTTCAATTTCATCTAAATCTAAATATCTTTCTCTATCATTATCAACTTTTTCTCTTTGAAGTTTTGAATTATGTGCTGGATTTTTAATATCTAAGTCTTGATTAGTTTTCATATAGTTATAAACTGTACTAATAATATCTAACCAATCATTTAATGTTTTTGGTGAATAAGGTCTTTTGGTTTTTGGGCTTATTAAGTTCTTTGATTTTCTCTTAAAATCTTCTAGCATTTCAGTAGAAATATCATCAAGTTTATGATTTCCAAAAGTTGGCTTTACATGAAGTTTATATCTATTTATTTGATTTGTAGTATCACTCTTACCTTCAATTTTTTTGATATACATTTCAAAAGCTTCATCAAAAGTTGGAATAATTTTTTTATTCATAGGAGCATCTTCTTTAAGTCTATCAATCGAAGTTCTTTTGGATCTTAATGCACTACAAAATTGTATTGTTATTCCCTCAGCTGGTTGGCCTATTTTTTCCCTTATAAATTTTCCATTTAACATATATGTAATAAAAAATATTTTATCATTGTTTTTTGTAAGTCTATAATATACACCAGTTTTTGCAGTTTTAATCATTCCATATGCCATTAAAAATCCCCTTGTTTTTTGCAGGTTATTTGCAGGTGAATAATAGTATTAAATGTATTTAATTGTGGTTAAATGTATTTTAATTAATTATGAAAAAGCTTTTAAAGGTCGATTTTATCGAATGAATATCCATTTTAAGGGCTTTGTATAAAGTATAATAAAAATAGTAAAGAAGGGAAGGTACTCCTGTAGAAGTATCAGTAGCTGAATAAGATCTAAGCACTATTACATCGAGAAGGCAAGAGGTTTTTATCTCTTGCCTTTTTTTATGTTTGTACAGTCTTGGTACACTCAATAAATAAAAAAAATTAAACCGCTTTATATTTTATATATTTATTTTT